TTACCCACGATCTAAGCCCTTTTTTTGCCATGCTGTTTCCTTATACTATTTTTACCACTTTTAAAGATAGAAGCTACTTTATTTTTACCCATTACTTTGGCTCTTTGTTCCCCAACAGTAAGGATTTGAATTTTTCGTGCATATGGTTTTTTAACCTTTCGCACCTTTGTGACCGTTTTGCGTGCATCACTTGGAGTAGCAAACTTAATACCGACAGTGTCTTTAGGATTTTCATCTGTGTATAATCTTCTACCAGACCCTTTTGGTTTTTTACCTGTACCTAATTTAGGATCTTTAGCCATTATGCATATGCAGTAGTTTTTCTTTTGGATTCCATAACTGCACCACAACCTCTAGCAACTCCACCATTGTTCATGTGTGAAACTTTTTTTCTAGATTGTGATAGTTTATTGCCATTTCCGATCATACCACCATCAGCTTTTTTGTTTTTTTTGCCACCTGGTTTTATTTTACCACTACAAACAGCACTTGCGTACATATTTGCATATGCGCTAGGGTAGACATCGAATTTCCGCTTAGCTGCAGCTTTACCTTTTGGACATAATTTACCCATTTTTACTTCTCCTTGCTAGGTTTCCAACCTGTTTTACGTAATGTACCATAAACATAAGCATTTTTAGCTGTTTTTGACAAGTTTTTCTTATTTGCTCGTCTTTTTAGCTTAGCTTCTAGTTTTTTTGGCACCTCTGTCCTTATCTGCCTTATCTAAGGCAACATTTGCACGTAATTGAGCAATATCTTCCTGACTTTCTATCTTTTCACGTGTTAATTTGTCTGTTTGCATCAGTTTTTTCTCGTCTAATGCTTGTTTTTCACCCATTGCTTGTGCTTTTAGCTCTAAATCGTCTTTTCTAAGGTTAATTTCTTGCTGTTTTAAGTCTACAAGTGGGTCAGAACTAGAAGTATCCATCATTTCTTGTTCTTCTGCAACCATTTGTTCAATTATTTCAGCTATTCTTATGGCAACACCACTTTCTGTACGTTGTTCTAATTGTAATTGTTGCTCTGGAGTTAATTGTCCACCTGTTTCTTGCATAATTTTTGTCATTTCAGGCTCCATTTCTTGTTGAACAATTGCTCTAGCCATAAATCCCACGTGTTCTGTAATATGTGCTTGTAATATAGTCATTGTAGCAGGATTTGTTTTTACTAATTCTGAGGACATAAAGGCTCTATGTGCCCTTATGTGTGCAGAATGATCTTGTTCTGGAAAAGGTATTGGTGGCATCCCATTTAAAGTGCCTGCATTTTCCATCGCAGGATCTTGTGCTTGTGGCTCTGCAGGTTGTGGTATTAGTTTTTCTATATTTTGTACACCAAGTGCTGAATACATTCTCATGTACGCTTCTCTCATGTCATGCATTTCTGGACTTGCTTGTGCTAATTGTAATTGTGTTTGAGCTAATGTAACTCTCTGTGCCATAGAAAATATGTTTGGATCTGATACAGGTATCACATCAATTCTATCATCAAAGTCAGTTTGTTTTATACTTTGTTCTCCACCTGATACTAAGTAAGGATAAGTAGGTGGTAAATAATCTGCAAATACTTTTGCTAATAAATTAAATTCTGTTTTTTGTGCATAGTGTAATCTTTTATGTATGGCTGACATAACTTTCATGCCACGCTCTAATATAGCCATGGTTGTTCCTACAGGTTGTTGTTGACTACCTGCATTTTCACCCATCATCATATCTGCTACACCTGCAAATCTTCTACCTGCATCTACTACAAAACCTAATAGACTAAATAATGTTGCACTTGGTTCTTTGTATGGTAAAGGCATTAATGATTCACGAAGGTTACCACCTGGTGCATCGACATCACGCCATTCGCCAGGACTAATAGCTTCATCATCATCTCTAATTCTTAAACCTCTAGCTTTAAAACCTGCTGGTAGATTTGATAGTGTACCAGCATCAACCAATTGTCTAAGAGCTGCAGTAGCAGTTCTAGATAAACCACCTAACATATGTATTAAACCAAAACCATAAAATCCTAGGCCTGGCAAAAACTTAAAGTGTGTAAAGTATTCTTTCTTCTTTCTTATAGGATCACCTTGATTCCAGTTACGATATATTGATAACACTTCACCTGAGTCCTCATCAATTGTTACTATGTAAGGCACCATAATCCCTGTCTTTTGATTGTTTGCACCCATATCTTCAAAACCAGGTAAATCTAAATCTACATGCATTTCTAAAATATTGTGCTCATCTTCTGCAAAATTAACTTGTTCTACACCTGATAACTCATCTTGCTTATCTTTGATTTCATCGGTATTAACACTGCCACCTGACACATCTACATCTCTGTAAAATCCTGAGACTTGATTTTTTCTCAAATCATTGTGTTTCATTTTTACGACATGTGTTATTCGATTACAGGATTCTAGATCTGTAATAAAATATGGAACAACTAAATCTTCTGCAGGTACAAATTTAGATACAGCTCTTTCTAAATTAGAATCGTAATAAACTTTTTTAAAAGCAGATCCTGCTAAAGGTAAATGAAATAACATCTGATCTAATTCAGGATCAAACTCCTGCATCTCTGTAGTGATCTGATAATTCATAAAGCCTTTGACTCGTTCAGCTTGTTGTTCTGTTTCCATTGTTGGTGCGCCAAGTATTTCTGTTCTTACTGGTCCACCAGGTGGTAATAATTCTTTATATGCTTGTGCTTGAAATTGTGTGACAGCTTCTGCTAATAAAGGATGGGTTACACCTGCTGCTCCTGCAAAAGGTTTTGATCTTTCTTCATATTTAAATCCTAACAGATCAAGTCCGTCCTTATAGGTTTTCTCCCAGTCTGATCTTGAATTTTTATCGTCTTCAAAATTTTTTTGTAAATCAGATGATAGTTTTTGTAATAAATCATCACTCATAAACTCAGCTAAGTTGGCAAAATAGTCACCCTCTGATTGTTTTTGATTTGGGTCGTAATCTAAAGTTACTCCACCATCTTCTTCTTGTATTACTTCTACTTCTTTAGTAGTGTTCTCTGGTTCACGTAATTGTATCTCTTCTCCTACACCTTCAACCTCTAAATTTTCATTTGGCGATATATCAATCGCTGTATTTTGTATACGTTTTTCTACCATGCTTTAACTCCTATGGGAGATAGTAAATCATTCAATGAAACTATCGGTGTGTATAATATACTTTTTTTCACTAGACCACCATCCTTTTTATAAGCTTTATATGGAGTTAACATGTCAGGTGTCAACTCTATCATAAAAGTATCTACACCCGATCCTGCATGACCCATATCAACTTTACCTATCTCTACTTTAGAATTTTTCATATTAGCAATTTTATTTAAAGTTTCTTCTACATTACTTGTAAAGTGTTGCCCTGTATGATCATTTAGATTAGGACCACCATACTGCATATCATAAGCTACCATTTTACCACTCCTACGATCAGCGTCTGGTGGAACTTCAACACCTCTGCCCCCCTGATAAGCTTTCACAGCTTTTGAAGGCACAACTGCGTAGTGACTTGGTGCACTTTGATTGACAACTAGGTTACCTGCATCATCAAAGCTAAATCTAGCTTTAGCAGCGTGGTAAACATCATTTTTTATTATCGCATCAACCCAATCTTTCTGATCCTTGAATGGTATGTTTGGAAATAAATCAGTAGAATCTATACCATCAATAGTAGCATTGATTTCTGCTAAAGCTGCGTCTCTTTTAGTTGCAGCTTCACCTAACTCTTTAAAACTAGCTTTGGTAATATCATCCATTTCCATTTTACCGATTCTTTGAAATATAGCGTCAGCTTCAATTAATTCATTTATAGATTTTTTTAATTCAGCAAAAGTAGCTGGCATTGGTCTAAACGTATTTTCTAGTCTACTGTACAAGCTATTTAACTCTTCACTATTGCCAATAACATTAGGATTATTATTTATTATACTTCTTATTTCTGATTTTATTTGTGCTTTTAAACTTGATGCTTTTTGAAGAAAGTCAGATTGAATTTCATCCGCTATGTTAACTGTAATATTTCTATTGTTTAATTTTGCAATTCTATTACTAGTTAAAGACCAACCCACAACATAGGGCTCTCCTATTAATGTATTATTTTGTGCGTTAAAATCAGGACTAGTATCGACACGTCTCATGTTACCGTGTCCTTCATATCTTCTTATCTCCTCAGGTAATGATCCAATATCTCCACGTATATCTTTTGAATCTAACCACAATACTCTCTCTTTTCTACTACCGTCTATATAATTAGTTTGTCTTCCTGAATCACCGTATTTTAGTGTTCCTGTAGCATCACCATAAGATACTGTTTGTAAATAATTAGTTGGTGATGTATCTACAAGTTCTTTTATTTCTTCGTAGGAAATTTTTTGATCATTTGTAAATTGACCTGTGTCTCTGTTAAAACCACCTTTTCTATTTAAATAAGATCTTATGTAAGAGTCGTATAGCTCACTTTCTTTTACACCTTTGGATCTAAACCAATCGTGCCATCCTTTTGCTGACATGCTAACATTTTCTGATGTTACATTTGTTCCCTTAATATTTAGAGTCGGTTGGTTAATCACACTGTCTAGTTCAGAGTAGAACAATTTATTATTACCTGAGCCTATTATTGTTTGTGGTGTTACTGTTGGCACTAATGCTGTGCTTGGTTTAGTTGTTTTAGTTTTTTTTACTTTCACAGGAACATCTACCTCTTTAACTGTAAATGTCTTGCCTTCTAAATCTCCCAAACGTAATGCTTTTTGTTGTGCATCGTCTATGCTTTTTGATTGAAAAACTTTCTTACCAGTATCATCATATATGTCATATCGTTTCTCTAATAAGGGTGCTTCCTT